CTCTCAGACTTGAGAATGAGATTCTTGAAAAACATAATAAGCCGGGCGTAAGTACGATAACTAACACCGCTATGGCCGCCGATAGCGTTGTTTCAACAAAAGGAGAAGGAGAATAAACGCGTGTTGTCGGAACTCGCGTATGGAACGCTCCTTTCTCCTATTATTACAGTTATTCATTGTATGAAAATGTATCGACAGAAATGTTATATAAAACCTCTGAACCATAGGACAACAGTGCTAGCTTGCGTCCTCGTACAAGTTTTATATGGTGTTGGAATAAGTTGTTGTAAGTACAACACTGATACATTATTAATACTTTAAATCGCCGTTCCATAAACAAAGTTCCGCCGATGCCGAGCGAAGCGAAGCAGCGGGACAAGGAATATTATGAAATATTTATTACTATCAATACTGTTACTAGCTGGCTGTGCTTCTTCAATAAAGCCTAAAGCTATACAAATACATCCTACTCTAGGAACTAGTCTATTAATTGTTCCTAAAGGAAACGATATTGGTCACTATAAAGCTCCAGAGAATGGAGTCTTCATGACTGAAGAAGTTTTTAAGGAACTAGTTAGAGATCTATTGTCAGTACAAGTTGAGACAAGGAAATATTATTAATACTGATGAACAAAACTTATTAGAGGTTTTTAGACGAAAAGGGAAAGAATCATTGTTCTTTTTTGCTAGAGGTATTTTAGGATTTAAGGATTTAGACCCTAAGATACATCTTCCTCTCTGTAAAGCGTTAGAGAATCATGAGGAAATAACTAGACTAATGGTTACATTTCCTAGAACATGGTTCAAGAGCACCATATGCTCGATAGCTTATCCAATCTGGAGATCGTTGAGTGATCCTAATGTAAGGATACTTATTGTTCAGAATAGTTTTTCTAATGCTTGCAAAAAACTTGGATCTATTAAGAGTATTTTTGAGAAGAATAAACTATTCAAAGCATTGTATCCTGAGATACTGCCTGTTACTGGAGAGACTTGGACGAAAGAATGTCTTAAAGTAAATCGAACAGCATCACACCCTGAAGGTACTTTTGAAGCTGCTGGTGTTGGTACGGCGACTATATCTCGACACTATGATGAAATCATACAGGATGATACTATTGCTCCTAAGAAGGATGATATGACAGGTATCGTTCAGCAGCCAACACAAGCTGATATTGAAAAAGCTATTGGTTGGCATAGACAATGTCACCCTCTTCTAATTCATATTCTTAAAAGTCGTATTATTATAGTTGGAACAAGATGGGCACAGCGAGACTTGCAAGGTTGGATTATGGAAAATTCTCCTGAGTATACAATGATTAAGCGTTATATTTATGAGGATGATGAAGGAAATCCTGCTAGACCTGAGAGTGGCGGTCATACAGTGTGGAGTAGATTTAATGATGAAGCGGCTAAGGAGCTTGAGAAATCTGAAGGTCCTTATATGTTTGCCTGTCTTTATATGAATACTCCAACCTCTGCTATTAATCAAGTGTTTAAGCGAGATTGGGTTCAATATTACGATACTTTGGGAAAGAAAGAAGAAGTAGTCTATTGTACTTCAGTTGATCTAGCATCAGCAAAGAAAGAGGAATCCTCTGACCCTGATTATACTGTTGTTCTAACAACTGCGGTTAATGCTAAAGAGAACAAGGTCTATGTAGTTCATTATACAAGAGGGCGGTTTGATCCTGGTGAGACAGTTAATGCTATCTTTGATCATGTTCGAGCATATAAACCGCTTGAAGTAATCGTTGAATCAATAGGTTATCAACGAACGATTAACTACTGGGTTCGTAAAAGAATGATACATCTAAACATGTTATTCTATATAAATGAACTAACAGGGTTGACTGGTTCTAAAGTTGAAAGAATACGAGGGTTACAACCTTATTTTGCAGAAGGTAGGATTGTTATAAAACCTCATATGAATGAGTTAGAACAAGAATTGCTGGCCTTTCCTAAAGGCAGTCATGATGATCTAGCTGATGCTCTCTGTATGCAGATAGGATTCTGGTATAACATTACTGAGTCTTATCAGCAAACGGTAGAAGAAGATTTAAGAAAAGATCCACTCACTGGAGCATCAGTGATTGAAGAGTTACAAAATCGAGTTGTTCAACTAAAGTCTTATCCTTATGATGTTGGATGTCTTGGTGAGCGTTATAAAGGATATAGAGATTATAGTTATAATTAGGATATAGTTATGCCACTAACCCCAGAAGACTGGATGGTTGAGATAGATAATGGACTAAAGTTTCGTGAGCTCTTTGGTAGGGAAGCTGCATGGAAACAGTTAGAGATGGATTATCTCAATGATATTGAGAGTAATACAGCTCTTGGTGCTAATATTATCTTCTCGATGGGGGATACTTTAATGAGTAGTCTTAATGTCCCTGATCCTGAAATATCAGTTGTTCCAGAACATCCATCAGGTGTTGATAGAGCACCATTAGTTGAGAGTTGGGATAATTATCTTATTCGTAAACTTGTTCTAAAGAATGAGTCTAAGAGATCAACTCTTCATGCTTATCTGTTTGGGCGAGCGATTTGGAAACTTGGCTATGATAGTGAATTTGGATATGCTCCATTCTTCGATACAGGAACGATTCAAGAACCTTCTGGTATGACATTAACTCAGTTTAATAAGAAAGGTAACAGAATTGAGTTCGGTCATGGTAGTCCTGGTATGCCTTGGTGTATGGCAGTAAATCCACAAGACATAGTAGTCCCTTGGGGTACAGTGGATATTGAACGAGCCCCGTGGATTGCTCATAGATCTATTAGATTAAATAAGAGGATAAAGGAAGATCCTAAATATAAGAATACTCGAAGACTAGAACCTCAAATGGCGATGGAGACTTTTGTTGATAGCTATCTAAACACCGGAGCAGCTAAGAAAAAGTTTAGAGAAAAGAAAAATCTTGCTGGATATAGAGAAGATACAAGAGTTTTGTATAATGAGATTTGGGAGATCTGTGATAGTTCTGATAATACTATCAAGGTTATTGAGTTTGATTATGATAGGTTTTTAAGAAATGATAAAGATGCTATTCAAGCAGTTTGTGGAACTCCTTATGTTAGTAGTACTTTTGTGGAACATCCGCGATTTTTCTGGTCAACTCCGTTAGCTCATCATCTTGGACGGTTACAGAAGAAAGAGTATGACATTGAGCTTCAGGCTGAGAAACAGAGAAGGATTAATAACCTTAAGTTTATTGCTGCTAAAGGTTTTATGAATCAAGATAAGCTTAATCGCTTAATCAGTGCTGATGTTGGGGCGATTGAAGTAGCGGATAGTGTAGATATAACAGGTAAAGTACAGGCATTTCCGCAAGGCTCTAGTATGGAGTTCGAGCTACAGAGCCGATCTAATAGGCAAGATGCTAGAGAAGCGGTTGGTATTAGTAGGAATCAAGCTGGAGAGTTTGATGCAAGTAGTCGTAGGACTGCTACTGAGACTAATGTTGTTAACATGGGTTCAGGCAGGCGTGAGAGTATGAGAGGGATGGTTGTAACTGATCTATATACAGGTGCGATTAGTAAGATGAATCAGATAACTTTTGCGTTTAACAAGAGACCAATGCATGCTAGGATTGATAGAGAGTGGATTACATTTACAGCGGAAGAAATTACTGGAGATTATCTGTACGATCTATCACTATCAACTAAGCGTAATCTTTCTAGAGCTCAGAGAAAGGTAGAAGCTATAATGACTGCTATGCAGTTTATGCAGATGCCTGGAGCTAACATAGGTGCTATCTATGAGTATATGAAAGATGCAGCAAATGATCCTGGATTTGAAAGATTAATACCTCAACCAGGCCAACAAGGTGGGGCTAGAATGAACGCTGGAGCATCTGGACAACCCAGTCAAGGAGGTAGTAATGCTAACGTGTCCTAACTGTGGTGAAGATTTTAGATATGGACATCCTAATCCTTCTCAACTAATGTTAAAGCTTTTGTTTGCTGGGAAGTGGAGATGCTCGAAATGTGGTGTCGTAATAGTTTCTGATTGTAAGGTTATAAAGCGAACTATAGAAGAGATGGATGAAATAGCACAGGAGGTTATAGATGCCGATATTCGACTATAAATGTCCTTCATGTAATAGAGTAAAGAAAAATGTCTTCATAAAGAATAGAGAGGAGGTTATTAAATGTTCTCAATGTCATGAAGACATGAAAAGATTATTTCCGTTATCGTTCGTGCCACATATATGGCCGTCAGATG